AGCATTACGCTCCCACTTCGCGATGGAAGCTTTCAGTGCTTCAAGTGTTTTCGCGTCCATCGGAGTCCTGCTCCTTATCGATGCTGGGTTTGAACTAGGCGGAGAGGGAGCGGAGACGCTTGGCGAGTTCGCCGAAAGTGCGCTTGCCCTCTGTCATCGCATCAATGGTGAGACCGTCGATATCCAAGGATCGACCGCCACCAGCGTCGATGGTGAAGTCCGGATTAGAGCCGCACGGGAAGCCGATAGATTTGGCGTACTGACCCAGTGCGCAGTTCGCGACGCTATTGATGTTGAAGCCCTTCCGCGCCGGTTGCTTCTCGCACCATTCCGCGAATGCTTCGATCGTAAGGAGGTTCTTGCTCATCGTGTGTTCTCTCTGGTGAAGCCGCCGACTGTGCGGGACTGCGAGTGGTGTTGATGGGTGGTGTCAGTCGATCCCAACGACGCTCTTGACCATCGCGATTGTCTTGTCGTGGTCGCTGGTGAGGTCGTGCCCGAATTTGTCGGCTTGGTCGCGCCACCACTCGTCGATGGATTCCATGGCGTCGGCCATGGTGGCGGAATGGCCGCAGCGATTGTCATACGCGTCGGGTGAGCCGTCGTAGTCGTCATGGCTGTAGCTGTATCCAAAACCATCGATGCTGATGTGGAATTGGCGGTAGACAGTATCTCCGGGGCCGTAAGGCTTTACTTCGCGTTCCATGTTCATCTCCAGAGCGCATCTGCTGCGCTTGTTGTGGGGGATGGGGTTAGGCTTTGAGCTTCGCCATGGTTTCGTCGTGGAGAGCAGCGAAGTTCCGGCGCGTCTCGCGCTTGGCGATCCTGGCGTCGTGGTCTTCCGCACAATTCTCGGTGAAATCTTCGATGGCATCGGCCTCAGTCGGACCCCATCCGTAATCGCCAGCTTCTTCCTCGCCCTCGTAATAGGCGCACCAGTCGAAAGAGCGCGTTGGGATCGGCGGGTGTTCGAAGCGAGTGACGATCTTGCGGTTCATCTTCGCCTCACAGTCGGCCGCCAGTTGCGCAAACAACGTCCTGCATATCTTGGACATTGCGACGGCGAACCATTTCGTCCTGAAGGATGAACTGGAAATCGCGATAGCGCCGAACTGACGGGGTGGCGCGCGCCGCGTTCTCGTAAACCGATAACCAGTGGACCAGCCTGTCGAATGAAAGCGCGCGAGCAGCCGGAACCAGATCTTCGTATTTCATTTCGATGGCGTTCATTGTCTCGTCTCCGTTTGCTGAGACCAGATCGGCTTGCGCTTCTTCGTGATCTCGATGATTGAAGTTTGCACCACGCAAACCCAAAGGTCAAGCGTCATCCGAAAAAAAGTTTGCGTCTTGCATACCGACGCGACATATGCGAAGAATCGGGGGTTGCGATCAGCCTGGCTGTTGAAGCTCGCCGAACAAGGATCGCAGCGTGCGGGGGTCGAAAGTTCCTACGGCACGTTCGGGCACTGAGGACCGGCTATCCGAGAGGACGCCGTTGCCACTGTCCCATCCCGGCTCCATGCCTTCAGGACGCGGCAAAGTCTCTCTGCTCTCTTGGCTTCTTGGCCTTGGGGGTAGGGGGTCTTTTGCCCGAACCCTCCCCCACCTTCCTTCAGAGACTTGGATTATCTCCTAGCTACCAAGACCTTGATGATCTCGATTGCTTCACTGAGAACTTGTGGTGAGGCATCGCGCAAAAGCTCATCAGCACTTGGCCGGTCGGGGTCGCGGAAAAGATCCTGCGGCTCGATGTCCAAAGCTTCGGCCAGGGCGGATTGCACATCAAAGGTCAGAGCACGCTTGCCAGCTTCCCAATTGCTGATTTGCGCTTTGTACGTGCCAACGCGGTCGGCAAGCTGCTCCTGTGTCAGCTCACGTTTTGCTCGCCATTTCGCCAGAAAGTTCCGGCGCGGCTTCCTCGGGCCAATTCTCGTTACCATTTCAGTATGTTACGCGCCATGCAAACCAATGTCGTTCGCATCTGTGCAAACTTCAGCGTGATGGCCTCTTGACGATTTGGTTTGCGTCATGCAAACTGCATCTATGTCTGAAGAGCAGCACCCCCTCGCCGAAGCCAGAATTAAACTAGGCCTTTCGCAGGCCGCTTGCGCTGAACTCGTTGGCTGCAAGCGCTGGATGATAAACCGGATCGAAAAGGGCGACCGCCGCCCATCGGCCGAACTTGCCGGGCGCATCCAGGTAGCAACGGGGATCGACGCAAGACGCCTTCTCGGCATCCCGGCGGAGGCCTCGCTATGAGGGAAGAAATCTGGCAAGAGCGCATGAAGCGCGTTCAGGAGTGCGTCGAAGCTGGTCTCAACCAGAGCGAGACGGCGGCATACCTTGGTATAAACTCGACTACGGTCAGAACATATACGCGCCGATTGAATCTCGACATCAAGTCCAAGTCGGCGGACGTGCTCGCGAACATTAGAAGCTGCGTCGCTCGCGGCATGACGCGGGCAGAGACGGCTACCGAACTTGGCCTGAGCATCCACACGATCGGCATCTACGGGCGCGAATACGCTATTCCTTTCCGCCACGCATCGGCCACCACCAGCGATCCAAGATCCGAGATTATGGCCTCGATGTACAAGGCCGGGAAGACGCTTGAGGAAATCGGCGCCCTCTACAAAATCACCAGGGAGCGCGTCCGCCAAATCCTCAAGAAATACCACGGCATTGTCGGAAAAGACGGCGGGCAGGCTTCTCGTGCTGAAGCCAAGCGTCGAAAGGCTAGCGCGCAGCGTGACGCCAAGTTTCTGTCTCGTTATGGGTGCGCTTACTCCACATATCGCGAACTTCTCGAACTGAGCCGAGAGAGTTGCGCTAGCGGTATTAGCTACGCCAAGGCTCCGCTCGGAGCATACCGGAACCAGGAACGCAACGCGAAGCAAAGAGGAATCGAGTGGCAGCTCTCCCTCATTGAATGGTGGGAGATTTGGCAGCGCTCCGGGAAATGGCATCTTCGAGGTCGCGGCAAGGGTTATATGATGTGTCGCTTTGGCGACATGGGGCCGTATGCAGCCGGCAATGTCTATATCGCGACCGGAGTTCATAACGGGACGATCCAGCCGAACAATCCTTATCGGGTCGGTCACCCCGACCACGACAAGGCTATCGATGGTATCCGCCATAAGCTTAACAGCCGTGGCAGGAACCAAAACGAAGCGAGGGCCGCCTAATGGTCCACCCGCTTCAACTTTTCGCCGCGATACGCGATGCCCAAGGCTTTCATGGTGTCTGGAAGGCACTGGAAGATAACAGCCGCCGGGATGATGAGGCGAGCGACGATGACGTGTTCTTCCTCGCCGGAAATGGAGCGCTGCTTGACGTAGAAAGTGTACCGGAAGTCGCCATTCCCCAGGTCTTCCGGCGGAAATCTGCCCGAGCAATAGACATCCGGCACAATGGCCGGCTCGACAATAGCGATACCCATTTTCTGCCTCCCGCCGCGCGAGGTTGGTCATTTTGTTCGCCGGCTGACTATGAGGCTGGGACATTTCGCGGCGCGGGATCAAGTGTCTGTGATGATCTGTTAAGCTTAAGTTTCGCTTATAGCTCGCAAATCGTTAACGGCTGCAACGCACGGTTATCCGGTTCAACTTCCTCGTTAATTAGCACCCGATGCAAGCGTCTTCCGCAAATCCCGAATAAGGGCTCTTGCAACGCCATCGGGAAGAACCAGCCGGTTCACGATCCGATGTTCTTCGCCATGCGTGACCCAGGCAATGAGACGGACCTCACCATCGACGCGCTCAATATCGACGCCGGTCGCGAAGACATCGACAACAATGATGGGTTCGCTCAACGGCGGGTCGGTTTCTTCCTCGGGCATTCGCCTACCCATCTTGCATCTCAAAGCCGATTGCACCGCGCAAATGATAGCTGGCGGGGGAAAATATGAGCGACCTGCTGCCCTGCCCATTTTGCGGGAATTCCGCAGAAATCCATCACGACGATAGCAGCGACTACCCTTCGCATTGGTCGTTTATGGTCATCTGCCAAACCGCCGATTGCGTTGAAGGTTCGCGCTTCAAGACAGAGGAAGACGCGGCGGCGGCTTGGAACCGTCGCGCAGCTCTCTCCCAAGATACCCACTCACTGCCCTCCACCCCTAGGGCAGCGAAGCCGGCAGGCTCCGGCACCCCTCCCTCGTCGCCTGCCGGCACAAATTCCACAGGTGATGCATGACGCCCGGCCTAATGCTTGTCCTCGGCGCCAGCTATATGGTCGGCGCCATTGGCATGGGGCTTCTCCGTAGGATGGACCTATGGACCCTCGGCTTTGCCGCTGCGCACCTCACCGCCCTTACCTTGCTCGCCGCTGCTTTGGGAGCTGCGTGGCAATGACATCACTCAACCTCATCCTCGGGGGCGTGTCTTGCGCGTTCTGCGGCATGGAAGTCTCCCCGAGCAGGGCAGGCGGCTTCCATGCTCATAAGACTGAAACGCACGAAGTTAAAATCCGTCTGCCCGCCTCCCATTCCCGATCCTCTGACGACCTCCCCTTGGTCAGAGGTAAGCTGCGGACGGCGATCGAGGCTAACCGAACCCCTGAGCCTCTCGCCGTCCGCTCTTTTATCAGGCGGGGACATCACCTGATCTGCAATTTCTGCCGGCCCCAAGTCACCGCCGGCAAGTGTTTTTCTCTTCTTCGCGCGCTCGTCCATGACGCCAATCAAACGGCGAGCCGCGTCTTCGAAAGTCTCGTAATCCCGCCACCTCGGCTCCCTTCGTTGCTCATCGCTCATGAAAGCAACGTAGCAAAGGGTTTATGTCATGAGCGGCAAGTCACATGTAAAGGGTAACAAAATGTCTGTGATCGATATCAACGATCCGATGTTTGCGGGCAGAAGCGCCAAAAAAATGGCGACGGACCTGCTGGGGAAGTACCATCGTGGTCCGGGGGACAACATCGAGACCGCAGCATACCGTATTCAAAGCGAGTGTGGGGTAGACGCCGACATAATTCTGCAAGGGTGGAACAGACCGCCGAGGGGGATGCTTACTCATCGTTGGCTTCCTCTTTTCCAAGCCTGGTGTGCGGCCGGCTTTGCGAGAGCTGATAGAGCGTACGACGAGGAAAGGGCGCGCCATGATGACACTTCGGCGCTGGTTAGGCTGGCTGATCTTGTGGCTGGCAAGAAAGCTGAAGGGGGAGTGAAAGATCGATGACTTCGGGCATCGCCAACAAAAATGAAGCCGGCGCACCCGAGGGCGGCCGGCGAGGAAATCACATGCTGAATGTAGCAGAACGGAAGCCGAAAGCCACCCTTCTTAAGGCGGTCGGCACTGAATACGTTACGCAGTCTCCAGATAAGCGCGCCGCCGAATGGTTGGAAGCCGAGGTGGCGGAATCCAAGAACGGCGTGCGGACCCAGGTCATCGACCTGACGCCAGCTCTGGCCCGTGTGCTTCTGTCACGCAATGACGGCAATCGCGCGCTCAAAGACGGGCTGGTTCTATCCTATGCGCGAGACATCTCTTCCGGCGCATGGGACTTCAATGGCGAGCCAATCATCATCTCCAAGGACGGGCTGATGAACGACGGCCAGCACCGCTGCGAAGCGGTGGTCGCTGCCGACACTCCAATCAAGACGATCATGGTTCTCGGTGTCGAACGGAATACCAGAACGACGCTCGACCAGGGGAAGGTGCGCACCAGCGGCGATTATCTCGCCATGAGCGGCCATTCCAATCCGAACGAACTTGCCGGCGCCGCCAGCTTCTATTGGCAGTTCACGACGTTCGGGATGCTTGCCAAGGGCAGCGCGCAGCGGCCGACCAAGACTGAAATCACAAGGACCGTGGAGGCCAATCCAGATCTCGTAAAATCCATCCAATATTGCTCCCGCAAGGGCGCCAAAGCGGTCGGTGGCAAGACACTCCTGGCATTTCTTCACTTCGCCTTCACGAAAGCCGCCGGCCGGCAGAACGCGGACGAGTTCATCGCCGCGCTCACAGAAGGCATAGGCCTTAGTGCGAAGTCTCCCATCCTTTACGTGCGCAACCGGCTCATCAACGAAAGCTCACGCATCAGGGGCAACCTCAAGGCTGAGCTGATCGTGAAAGCCTGGAATGCCTACCGGCGCGGCGAGGCTCTTCGCCACATCATCGTGACCGGCGGCATGCTCCCCAAGCTGGAGAAATAATCAATGACTACGATTCCCACCGACCTGATTGACGTTCGCGCGGATGCGCGCCCCATCAACGCCGCTACCGTGAATGGTCTTGCTGACAGCATTGGAACGGTCGGCCTGATCAATCCAATTCGGGTTCGCGGTGCCGGCGATGGTCGGTGGGAAGTCGTCGCTGGCGTCCATCGCCTCATGGCGTGTCGGCAACTCGGTCTTGCTGACATCGAAGCGCATATTGTGGTGGAGGACGATCTCCGCGCCGAACTGGCGATGATCGATGAGAACCTTATCCGCCAAGAACTATCTGCCACCGAGCGGGCCGTCAGTCTCACGCGGCGCCGGGACATCTATAATGAGTTGTTCAACCCACTTGTCGGCAGGGGGGGCGACAGGAAATCGGATCAAGTGTCCGAAGGGCAATTGATCGACCCGACATTCGCAGAACACACAGCGTCCGCAACCGGCATGGCCGAGCGCACGGTCTACAAGCATCTTGAGCGCGGCGACAAGGTTATTCCTGAAGCTATCGAGATGATCAAGGGGACTAAGCTCGACACAACCACCTATCTCGACAAAATCAAGGGTCTGCGGCCAAACGAGCAGATCGCGGCGGCAAAGCGAGACCTAAACTTCATCAAGCAGCAAGAGCGCGACCGCGCCAAGGGTGGCATTGCGCGCCGCGTCATCAAGGTTGCCGACGAACCTCTCTCCGATGAAGAAGCCGCCGAAGTCCAATATGCCGCCCTCGTCACGGCATGGAATAAGGCCGGCGAAGCCGCCCGCCAGCGTTTCCGCGAGTTGATCGACACTCCGGTTTTTGATCGGAGCGCAGCATGAACGAACTCGACAAGCTCCTCCGCCAATTCGAAGGCGCCGACTACTACAGCGAAGAACCCGAGAACCACGGCCGCTGGCCTCTCTGGCTATTCGTGTTCGTAATCGCCGGAATGATCGGTGCAGGGTTCTGCATCGCCAAGGCTATCCAGGCTCTCGCATGAGCCACATGGTTTGAGGGGATAGATGAACGCGTATCTCGAATTTCTTGCGCGAAAGAAAATCATCGACCCGATGACGGGAATGGCTGACGTTGGCCAGCTACCGGCGTTTCTGTTCCCGCACCAACGCGACATCGTTTCGTGGGCGTTGCGTCGTGGCCGGTCGGCAATCTTCGCCGGCACAGGCCTCGGCAAGACCGCCATGGAGCTTGTGTGGGGCGAGAAGGTATCAGCCCACACAAGAATGCCCGTCCTTATCTTCGCGCCCTTGGCGGTCTCGCAACAGCATATCCGCGAGGCATCGAAGTTCGGCCTCTCGGCCAGTATCGTTAAGGATCAGTCGGAGGTCGCGGCCGGCGTCAACGTCACGAATTATCAGAAGATCGGCCATTTCGACCTTAACACATTCGGCGGCGTCGTGCTCGATGAAAGCTCGATCCTTAAAAGCGTCGATGGGCATTACCGAACCCGATTGATCGAGGAATGCGCGCGCATCCCGTTCAGGTTAGCGGCCACGGCCACGCCAGCACCTAACGACTTCATGGAGCTTGGCAATCATGCCGAGTTCCTCGGGGTCATGTCCTACACCGACATGCTGGCGACGTTCTTCATTCACGATGGCGGCGACACTCAGAAATGGCGTCTCAAGGGCCATGCCGAAAACGAGTTCTGGAAGTGGATGGCGTCGTGGGCCGTGATGCTTCGGAAGCCTTCCGATCTTGGCTATCCGAATGATGGTTATGATCTTCCTCCGCTTGTGCAAAACCAGCACGTCGTCGGTGTGGATTATGCTCCGTCGCTGGAAACCGGGCTTCTGTTCCCGATGGAAGCGCGGTCTCTTTCAGAGCGAATTTCAGCCCGCCGCGATACCGTTGATGAGCGCGTCCGAATGGCCGCCGAGATCACTCCGGCAGATCGGCCATTCGTATGGTGGTGCAACCTCAATACCGAAGCAGAAGCATTAGCGAAAGCCATCCCTGGGGCCGTCAATCTGACTGGCTCGGATAGCGACGATGTGAAGGAGCGTAAGCTTCTCGATTTCTCCGATGGCAGCATTCGCGTGCTCGTCACCAAAGCGTCTTTGACCGGCTTTGGGATGAACTGGCAGCACTGCGCCGATACAGGCTTTGTCGGCCTCAATGACAGCTTCGAGCAAGTATTCCAGGCCGTTCGTCGCTTCTGGCGTTTTGGGCAGACGAAGCCGGTAAGCGTCCATTTCATCGCGGCTGAGACCGAAGGCGCGGTTGTCGCCAATCTCAAGCGCAAAGAAGCAGACGCCGAGCGCATGGCTGCCGCGATGGTTCATCACATGGCCGATCTTTCGAGCGCGACCGTGCGCGGCATGGTGCGCGACCGGCCCGACTATAATCCGACGCAGCCGGTCATCATCCCCGATTTCGTGAGGTCAATTCGTGAAGCAGCATGAAGACATCAAGGCAGTCGATCAGGTCGTCACCCCAGAATACGCGATCTATCAAGGTGACGCGTGCGAGCTGATCCGAGCCATCCCTGGCGACAGCATCCATTTCGGCATCCACTCGCCGCCGTTCGAGGGGCTTTACCGGTTTAGCAATTTCGACCGGGACATTTCCAACAACGATGGCGACGGGTTCTGGACGCATTACGCATTCCTGATCCAAGAGCTTTTGCGCGTCACGATGCCGGGCAGAATCCACGCCGTGCATTGCATGCAGCTTCCGACATCGAAAATCCGCCACGGCCATATCGGTATGCGTGATTTCCGTGGTGAGATTGTCCGGGCCTACGAGGACGCCGGCTGGATCTTCCATAGCGAGGTCTGCATCTGGAAAGACCCGGTGGTCGCGCAGCAGCGGACGAAATCGATCCGTCTTCTTCATAAGCAGATCGAGAAGGACAGCACCGTCAGCGGGCAGGGCCTTGCCGATTATATGCTGATGTTCCGCAAGCCGGGCGACAATCCCGAGCCGGTCGCCGGCCGCTTTGATCGCTACGTGGGGTTCGGCAATGCGCCGGTTCCCGCCGCGCTTCGCACCGACAAGGACCGCGAGGAAGCCGAGAAATGGTATTCCATCGAGGTCTGGCAGCGATACGCCTCGCCGGTCTGGATGGACATCAACCAGAGCCGCACCCTGCAATATCGCGGCGGCCGGGATGAGAAGGATGAGCAGCACATTTCGCCGCTACAACTCGATGTTATCGAGCGGTGCATTGAACTGTGGAGCAACCCAGGAGACGTGGTGCTGACACCATTCCTTGGCATCGGTAGCGAGGTCTATGGGGCTGTTTCCGCCGGCAGGAAGGGCATCGGCTTTGAACTGAAACCTTCCTATTTCCGCCAAGCCGTTCGCAACATCGCGGAACTCGACAAGGCCAAGACCGACAATCTGTTTCGGGTTGTCGCATGATCCGCATCGAGCTTCCTTGGCCCCCGCGCAGCCTCTCGCCGAATTCTCGCGTTCACTGGAGCCGCAAGGCCAGAGACGCAAAGCATGCGCGGCAAGTGGCAGCATGGAGCGTTCGCGGTGCCGGCCTACGTCCAGGTGATTTCGACATTCCAGGCAACTTGAAGGTGACGTGGATATTCCAGGCCCCAGACAGGCGCCGCAGGGACGACGACAACCTCATCAGTTCAGTGAAGGCGTTCCGTGACGGCGTGGCGGACGCCCTCGGCATTGATGATTCCAGGTTTGAAACGACCATCCGCCGAGAAGAACCAGTCAAGGGCGGCTTGGTCCGTCTGGAACTGGAAGCAGCATAAAACAACAGGCGCAAAGCGCCGCATGAGGGTTTGGGAAATGAAGATCCAGCAGCAAGAGCCGGAAGGCGTTCGTCGTCGTAAACAGATATTTACACCGGGAGCGCTGCCCCGTCTCTCCGGAGAGAGACCTGCCTTATGCATTGCCGATGGGTGCAGTAAGCCAGTTCGCAGCCGGGGGCTGTGCAATACCCATTATCATCGCTGGTATACGTTCGGCGACGTGAATGCGCCCCGCAAACGGCGCCAAGCACCTTGCTTTGATTGGCTTTCCGAAGCAATGGCGACGGAAACGGATAAATGCATTCTGTTTCCATTTCAGCGATCAAAAGACGGATATGCGCGCATTACTGTCGAGGGCAGGCTTGTCTTCGCCTGTCGATATATATGTGAAAGATTTTACGGGCCGCCCCCGACGCCCAAACATCAAGCTGCTCACTCCTGCGGCAGGGGGCGGGACGGGTGCGTAAACAAGCGGCACGTCAGTTGGAAAACCCCTAAAGACAACATCAACGACAAGCGAGAGCATGGAACCTTGCTCCTCGGCAGTCGTCATCCGATGGCCAAATTAAGCGAAGCGCAAGTTAAAGAAATCAAAGCCAAGGCTGCTGAGGTCAGCCGCAAAGACTTGGCGGCCATGTATGGCGTCAAGCTGCCAACCATTAATGACATTATGAGGGGAACGACATGGCGGCACGTGTGATTACCGATCCCGAAGGGTTCCAGTCCTGGTGGACGTTCTGGCGCCCCCATATGCGCCACACGGATAGCAAGACAGATGCCCGCGCCGCCTACATCAAGGCGCTGCTTCGCGGGGCGCTCCCAGACGATCTATTGGCCGGCGCACAAGGCTACATCCGTTTCATGCCAGAAAAGGACAAGCCCTATATCCAGCTCGCGCAAACCTGGCTGAACAAAGACATCTGGGAAAACTGGGCAGACAAGGAGCGCGAATACCAGGCGCGTCTCGCAACTCGTGCCGAGAACGTCGTCCAGATGAAGCCGCTCACCAACTACAAATCCAAGTTCCTACAGGAGTGGGAACAGCAGAAGCGGGAGGGGTGAATGCTCGTCGCCTATGCCGGCAAAGAGCCTGTAACCGCACATCCTCGCTACGAGCGGGCCTATGAACTGTTTCGGCGCGGCCGGGATACGTCGGAGATTGCTGAGATCATGCGCATCACAGAGGGTAGGGCTCTCCGGTACGTCACATTGGGGAGAAGCCTAGCGCGCTCGTTGCCCAATCCATACCAGCGTAAGGAGTAAACCGATGCAAATGTTTGCGTTTAGGGCAACGGAGCGTGGCATCCGAGAGCGGACAGCGGTGGAGCGCAATGAGGCATTACAGCGTCAGCGGCTGGCCTATGAGCACGATCTTGCCGAGAAGGAACGCATAGCCAAAATCCGAGAAGAGGCAGCGCAGCGCGCAAAAGCTTATGCACAGGAATTGCGGCAGGCTGGATTTCGCTATCGCCCGACCGTGGCCGACATCGAGCGCAAGGCCATAAGAGTCTTCGGGGTTTCGAAGAAGGATCTTCACGGCAACCGCCGCTATCGCGAAATCGTCTTTGCCCGCCAATTCGTCATGTATTGGGCCGTAAGACTGACACCGCTCTCATTGCCCCAGATCGGCCGGCTGATGGGAGACCGCGATCATACGACCGTCCTGCATGGTTCGGATTCCTATCCAGAGAAACGGGCGGCAATGGGCAGGCACTTGCGGAGGGTGAGATGAGCGAGCCAATCAAGCACTGGGTTCATCGAGAATGGACGGCCGAAATGACGGCTGCTGTCTATCAATTTGCGGCCGAGATGAGCGACGATCCTGAACGCCAAGCCACCATCGTCGGCATGGTCCACATCGTTTGGCCACGGCTACTCGATGCCAGTTTGCTGACGTTTCGAGCGGAGACACCATGACCAAGGCAGCAACCAGGCTGAAGAAGAAGCCCGAGTTCGTTTCTCAGCATATCGAGATCGGCATGGCTGAGATCCAGAACCCGGAATGGTCGCGCGCTCATGATGGGGCCAAGGCCAATGTCCGCTATATCCAGCAGCCCATAAACATCCGCGAAAGCGCCATCACCACGCTTGCTGCAAAGGGCGTAATCGATGAAGCGCAGACAGCAGCAGCCGACCGCTTCCGCGCATTGTGGGAGCGCATGGGCGGCGCCGGGGCTGGTGCTCTGGATTACTCCAAGGAACCCGTTGACGGCGGCGGCATTGTCGAGCCGATCACTGTTCGCCAACTCGAAGCGGGCAGGGAACTGAAATCAGCTCGCGATGCGTTGCTCAGGGCTCATGGCGAATATGCTTATCGCCTGGTTGGCTATATCGCAGGGCAGGGCATGTCCATTCACGAACTGACGCAGACGCGCCGGCAGAGGGACACCATGACCGATAATCTGCGCTCATATCTCGATGTCCTTGCCGTTCTGTGGAAATTTTCGACGCGATAAATTTCTGAGGCTTGACAGCCGCGCGCGCGAGATGCTAGGTTCGTCGTACTGGCGGTAATGTTGCCAGAAATCCATCAAATCACAGCCGGCCGATCCAGCGGTAGAAGCTGCAGTACGCCGGGTTTAGGGGAGAGCTGCAGCTCTCCCCTCGTCAGTTTGCAGGTCACTCGGGCTTCGCTGTAATCAGCATAGCTTACGGATTAAGCGCCGGACACTCGGCCGCCTGCAAAGCTCCTCCGCTGGTCGTTTACGGTCAGCCCCCTCGACTTTCATAGCCGAGGACCGATTCCACACAAATGTGGAGCGCAGCATGCCAGAACCACGGCAGATCGAAAACCTGGCTGAGCAGGCCACCAAGAAAGCACGGCGCCTCCAGTCCAAGGCCGCGCTCAACAACGCAATCATGTTGATGGCGCACGATTGGTCGATGGCAGAGATCGTTGAGATCCTGCGTGGCCATGCGGATCAGATCGAGGAGTTTGGTTGATGGCCAAGATCACCTATTCCGCCAAGAGGGCCGCCCAGGGCAAGGACATCGGCAAGAAGGGGAAGAACTTCTCCAAAATCGCTGAGAAAGCCGGAAAGAAATACGGCTCGCCTGAGGCTGGCAAGCGCGTGGCTGGCGCGATCCTCAACATGCTACGGAACAAGTCTAAGTGACGATCATCCGCTCTCCCATCAGGAGCCCAATCATCTCGCCTATCTATGGGCCGCTTGCTGGCAGGTTCGGCGGTATTGTTCCGACGCAAGGCGGCCTCGTAGCAAACCGAGGCAAGATACCAACGACCGTCACCTCTCTGACGGCGCCTTTCACATGCCGTAAGGCCTATTGGGCACATGGGGCGGGCGATATCAGCAATCTGCAACTGGTGTTCGTCAATCGATACCTGTCAGCGGTGGGCACCAGCACGGCGGGTGGCGCCTTCAGCATGAAATTCTACATCGAATACCCGGCCAACACGTTTACCGCTGTAAACTGGTCCGGGTCTAACACGGTAGCAATCACCGCTGGCTCTCGCATCAAGTCGGATGTCGTATCCGGTCTCACGATCCCTGCTGGAACCAAGTTCTGGGTCCGCACGGTGCTGACCGTGGGCTCTGCAGTATCCGTGCCGATCATGGAATTGAACGCAGGCGCTTCGACGCTCGGTGTCGACGACGGCAACTCAGCTTCCGATCTCGGCAACAGCGGCACGATCGCGGCGACCTCCGGCATCAACACGTTTGGACCTTGCGCGATCATTGGCACGGTCAACGCCACCGCTGCGCGGTCATTCCTGATCGTCGGGGATAGCCTTTCTTGGGGCCAGGGAGATGACAGTGGCGTTGGTACGCAGGATTCATCCGGCTTTCTCCAGCGCATGCTTGGGCGGCTTGGCTATCCCTGCATGACCTGGGCCAAGGGCGGCCAGCAGGCGGCGGATGTCGCGCCGATCACCGCTACTCTGAATGCCGACACGTCATCGACGCTCATGTCGTTCACAGACGTGATCCTACAGCATGGCGTTAATGATCTTCGTCTCGGCCGTACACGAGCCCAGATCGAGGCGGATTTGCAGACCATCGCGGCTACGGCGAGCATTACCGGCAAGCGTATCTGGAAAACGACCATCACCCCTCGCTCGACCTCAACGGATAGCTGGGCGACCACCGCCAATCAGACCCCACAGACTGACGGCAACATGGTGGACCTCAACCCGCTCAATGCAGATATCAGAGCCGGGTTGGCGAACATGACCAACGTCATTGAAGCAGCTGACGCGGCGATGTCGGCGCGTGACAGCGACATTCATAAAGCCCCGCCGGCAGGCACAACGGACGGCACTCACTTCAACTCAACGCGCGCCGCTCTCATCGCGTCGCTGCTCTCCGTCTGACAATAGGAGCCTTCAATGGCTACAGGAACCAAAAGCGGCACCGGAGCCCTTACGACAGTCGGGCCGAACTACAAGTTCAACATCGACATCGACTTTGCCTCTACGGGCTCGGTGGATATCGAAAAGCAGATGCCGTCTGGCGCTTGGATCAAGGCAGCCACTGGTATCACGGCTGACTATACCAATGTTTTCGAAACGCCGGCTATGTCCACCATCCGTCTCAACGTGACGGCGAACGGTTCCACGATCGAATGGGCCGTCATTCCCGGCGATCTGAAATCCTGAAGATCCTGCCTCAGAGCAGTGTTAGCCGCCCGCTTCGTGCGGGCTTTTTCATGGTCACAGCAAAGGACAACCGACAATGACCACTCAGCCTCGTCCCTACAAAGCCATTCTCGGCAAGCGTTTCGGCCTTGGCCCGTATGGGCAGTTTGCATCGCAGCAGCCGACTACGCTGCTCAATCTCAGCCAGCCCGCCGTTGATGCGACGATCACCATCAGTGCGGAGGGCGCCTCGGTCGCGGACACCCGCGATATCACCATCCAGCTAAAGGACGTGTTCGGTCAGAACATCGACTATGCGGAAAACTTCGAGATCATCATGTACTCCAGCTCGGCGATGACCGACTTCGTTGCGGCTGGCGGTTCGACCGGCGTTCAGCAGGGCGCCACTGGCAAACTTCTGGCGATCGTGGCGAAGAAGATTTTCGCCTGCATCTCCAGCACGTCTGGTGCCTGGGCTGGCAGCTATCTTGATACCGGCACCGCCGTTGGCTACCTGGCGGTTCGCCTGCCGAATGGCCGCGTCATTGGCGGTGGCGTCGTCACCAACGCCTAATGAGTGAGCTTGGAGGCAAGCATTGACCGCAGGAAGGCCAACCGACTTCAAACCGCAGTATGGCGAGGAAATCCTTCAGCTCATGGCCGAAGGACTTTCGCTCGCCGCTGCGGCTGCGGAACTCGGAATTCACAGGCAGCGCGTCTATGAGTGGGAAGCCAACCACGAGGAATTTGCGGACACTATAAAGCTTGCTCGCTCAAAGCGACAGCTTTTCCTCGAGCGCAGATTGCTCAAAGCAGAGCAGGGACCAGTTGTCACCTCTACCATCTTTGCGCTCAAGAACGCTGCTGGTGATGACTGGCGCGACAAGCAAGAGCATGAACTCACCGGTAAGGACGGCAAGGATCTGATCCCCGAAGAAACCGGCGGATACGATCTGGCCCGCCGTATCGCGTACGCGCTGGCGAATGGCAAGTCTGCTGGATGACATCCTGGCGCGCTATGATGCGTTGCCAGTCAAGGTGAAGGAGCAAGTAGCCAAGGACGCGATAGAGGCCGCGAAGGGTCGCTATTTCATTCCGAACCCCGGCCCACAAACCGATGCGCTCGCCTCACTCGCTGACGAACTCTTTTTCGGCGGCTCGGCTGGCGGCGGGAAGTCGGCGCTTCTGTGCGGTACAGCGGTCGATGACCACGACAAGGCCATCATCTTCCGCCGCGAGTATCCGCAGATCAAGGGTTTGGAGGACGAGGTTCTAGGGCTTGTTGGCTCAAGAACCGGATACAACGCCCAGGACAAGCTCTGGCGATTGCCAAACGGCAACGTGCTGGAATTCGGCTCCGTTCCACATGAAACGGATGTTGAGAAGTACCAGGGACGGCCACACAGCCTCAAGGGCTTTGATGAGATTACGCACTTCAGCGAGGCGCAATACCGCTTCCTGATCGGCTGGACACGCTCAGTAAACCCGAAGCAGCGGTGCAGGGTTATTGCCACCGGCAATCCGCCGATCAACGCGGAAGGCTATTGGGTCGTAAAATATTGGGCACCGTGGCTCGATCCGACGCATCCGAATCCCGCCAAGCCCGGCGAGTTGCGTTGGTTCACCACGATCAATGGCGAAGACGTGGAGTGCGCCGGGCCCGAACCGGTGGAAGTCAACGGGAGACTGGTGCAGCCGAGATCGCGCACCTTCATCCCAGCCAAGCTTGAGGACAATCCCGATCTGATGGCAACCGGCTACGCCTCCGTGCTTGAGGCGATGCCGGAAGAACTGCGCATCAGAATGCGGGATGGCCGCTTCGACGCCTCGGTTAAGGATAATTCGTTCCAGGTCATTCCGACCGAGTGGATCAAGGCAGCGCAGGCAAGATGGACGCCAGAGCCGCCCAAGGGCGTGGGGATGTCTGTCCTGAGCCACGATGTGGCGCTCGGCGGCGGTGATGCGAACGCATATGCCAGGCGCCACGGGCACTGGTATGACGAGGTGATAGCAGAAAAGCTTAAGGGCATGGTGGACCCAATTGAGCTTGCGGCCCGTGACCTTTCCCTGATGCGGGATGGCTGTCCGATCGTCATCGACATGGGCGGCGGTTACGGTTCTGGTGTCTACTCGCATCTGAAGAACAACGTTCAGAGCATCACGCTCTATGGCCACAATGGGTCATCAGAGAGCAAGAAGCGGGCGAGGGACAAGAAGCTAGGCTTCGCCAACAAGCGCGCTGAGGTCTGGTGGCTGTTTCGTGAGGCCCTGGAACCGAATCTCGGCGAGCCGGTAGCGCTGCCGCCTGATCCTGAATTGCTCGCCGATCTCGCCGCGCCAACATGGAAACTGGGCAAAAGCGGTATTCAGATCGAGCCTAAGGAAGACATCAAGAAAAGGCTAGGCAGATCGCCGGATAAAGGTGACTGCGTGGTCAATGCGTGGGCATACGGCGAAAGCAGTGTGTCAGCCCGCATCCGCACCTATTCGAATCCTGGTGGCCGTCCAGTCGTCAATCTCGGCCACGCAAACATGAAGAAACGGAGAGCCTGAACATGGGCGCACTTTTCGGCGGTAAGGCACCAAAGCCTGAAGCACCAACTCCCATGCCGGTGCCGGATGACGCAGCGGCCAAGGCGGCTGATCTTCGTCAGCGTCAGCAGATCGCGGCGCGCTCTGGCAGGGCATCGACAATGCTGTCTCGGCAGAACGGCGGCAATGCCGGCACGACGAGCTATTCCAACTCACTGCTCGGGCAGGCCGGCTGATAGATGGATAGCCGCGCCAAGGAGCTTGTCTCTATCGGGGACAAGCTCTTCGCCAAGAAGCAGCAGTGGGACAGCCTCAATCAGGAGGTTGCCGAGTATCTGTACCCAATGAGGGCTGACTTCACCCAGTCTTTCACGCTGGGTGATGACTTCTCGATGGATCTGATGGATTCCTACCAGGTCCAGGCGCGGGAAACGCTCGGCAACACCATTGGTGCGCTGTTGCGTCAGGGCGATTGGTTCAAGGTTCAGACCGGTCTCAAGGAGATCGATGAAGACCCGGCCAACGCACGCTGGCTTGAGTATGCGACCAACCATTTCCGCCGGCTGGTCTATGATCGCCGCGCCAACTTTGTGCGCTCGACCAATGAAGCGGATCATGACTGGGTGGCGTTCGGCAATCCTGTCCTGTCAGTAGAGGAAAGCCCTGATCGCACGCACTTCCTGT